AAAGTCCATTTTTCAATTGATCGAACGCCGGACCGCTGAAGTCGGAAAACGCCGTTCCGTCTTTGAAATACTTGACGACGTCCTTCGCCGCAAACATCCCCTTTATGACGGCGAGGGATCCGCGAATCGTGGTGATGATATTGTCGAACGATTGAACCGTGAGGGTGATCATGTCGCGAAGCGTCAAGCGATAACCGCCGGACATTTCCATGAACGCGAGGTCAAGAATGAGGAACGTCGATTTTACTTTGTCGCCAACTGCGGTGAGCGCGGGAACGATTTGAGCCTTGATCCCAACCCAAAGGTCGCCGAGCGTCGCTGAATCTTTACCGGAAAGGTGAATCTGATCGCGGAAGGTCGCGATGGCGCCGATGATAGCTACAATCGCAACCAAGACCGCCGCCCACGGGAAGACGGCTGCGGTGACACCTTGAAGGAACAGCATCCGCTTCGCCAAAACCAAAACAGAAGCGCCGAGCGCGTCAATCGTGGTAATGATCGGACCGACGCTCATGGCCGTAACGAGTAACCCAAACGCCGGAGTCAAGTTCAACACGAGGGCGAGAACCGTATCGAGGTTCGCCGCGATGTACCGCAATCCGTCGGCGGTCTTACTGAAGAACGCCGTGAGCGCGGAGTTGGCGCCGAGATTACCGAAAGCAAGCACGAGAGCTTCGACCGACGAACTCATCGACAACAACGCGCCGTTGAGGTTCGCGTCCATCACGTCGGCGACTTTCTTGGCGTAGCCTTCGGCCCCCTCCAATTCTTTGCTAAGGTCGCGGACCTTATCGGCGCTGTTGCGAAGAACGTCGAACGCCGCCGCGCCCTTGTCGCCGAAAATCGCGAAAGCGTCGCCGACGCCGATGTTGGCTGCGGCGAGCGTGTTGAGAACCGGGACGAGGCCGCGCGACTTTACATCCACGTCTTCGAGGGAAATCCCGTAGGAAGACAAAACCTTTTTCGCTTCTTCGGTCGGGTTGACGAGCGAGGAAAGCATCTTCCGAAGTCCGGTGCCCGCCGACGACGAATCAATACCGGCATCGGAAAGCGCCGCCACAGCGGCGGTCGCCGTCTCGAGAGGAATACGCAAGCTCGCGGCGATGGGACCGACGTATTTCATGGCTTCGCCGAGTTGGTTGACGTCGGTGGCGCCGGCATTCGAGGCGAACGCGAAAACGTCCACAACGCGAGCCGTCTGATCAACGTTGAGGCGAAACCCGTTCAAGGTTGCCGCCGTAACTTCCGCCGCCCGCCCAAGCGCCAACCCGCCCGCCTGGGCGAGGAGAAGAACATCGCCGGTGGACACAAGAATTTGATTTGTGCTGAATCCGGCTTGCCCCAAAAGCTGCATCGCTTCGGCGGCTTCGGTCGCGGAAAATCGCGTCGTCGCGCCGAGCCGTTCCGCTTCCGTGCGTAATTCTAAGAACTCCGCGCGGGTTGCGCCGGTGACGGCTTGAACCGTGGACATAGTCTGCCCGAAAGTCGCCAACGTGTGAATTGCGGCGGCGAGGCCGATGCCGACGCCCAGGGAAAGCATCGCCCCTTGAAGGAGTCGAAGCGCCTTGTGACTCGTGCTGGCGCTTTGCCCGATGAGCCCAATCGCGCCGGAAGCTCCCGCCGAGCCGCGTTCCCTTACGACGATGTCTACGTTTTCTCTAGCCATTCGTCAACTCAACTTTCGCGCCGGTTCCGCCAATGGCCATCTTCACCCCGTCGCGAATCGACGCCTCAACGAAATGGGCGGGCGCTTGCGCGCTCGTACCCTCGTTCAGCGGCTTCAAGTACGCGACGTTGTTCGTGATATGGATATCCGTGGCTGGAGTAGCCTTTCCGATTTCGCTCATCCCCTGAGCCAGCGCCGCAGCCGCCGAAGCGCCGCCGTTGTTCGGCGCGTACGGGTCGATTTCGTCATCCCGGGACGAGCTTAGGTTCACGAGCCAATTGCTACGTGCGCGGCCCGTGTCCACCGGGGTCCGCTGAACGAGGTTCTGGTCGATGGCGAGGGCGACCCTACGCTTCAGCCGGGTCGCCCCCATCGGGACGTTCTCCGCCCGCACCGTGATTCGCTGCGCGAACACGCCCAGGTTTACCGACATCCCTGCCCCCTTGCTTCCGCTTCTTTTCGTAGTAGTCGAGCGTCGCGTTGTTAAGCGCCGCGACGTATCGTTGAGTCAACTCGCGTTGTTCGTCGTCGAACTCCATCTGCGTGCAATACTGGTCAATCGAAGTCCACGGAATCGCCCCGTCCATGTTTCGACAACTAACCAAGTCCTTGAACGCAACATAGTAAAGTTCCATACCTTCCGCGAGGTCCGGAGCGTCCGCTATCGCTTTCGGATACGGACGCCCGGACCTCATACACTGATCGAGCAAACTTTGTTCGACCGGCCCCTGAATCAATTCGTAATTCAGGAACCGGACGAGTTTCCCTTTTCCAGTTCGACCTCCGCCTCGCGGAAAGCGTTCATGTCCTTCGCGAACGCCATCACGTCGGCGTAAAGGTCCGGCAAGTCTTCGAGAACCTTGACTACGTTCTCGCGCGTGAACGCAAGCAACTCGCCGTCCCGCCCTTCGACGTTCTCCCAAGCCAACACCACCGTGTCGGCGAGAATCGGGCGCATGAGCGCGTCAACTACTTCTGGCTTAATTCGACCGGAATCAATCGCCCGCCGGTGCGGTCGCGTCGCGACCTCGACCGCTCGCGCGAATCGCGAATTGGCGCCGCCCGCGCGGGCGAGCTTTATCCGCACATCACCCTTTCGATTCGCCGCCGGTCCGAAATTGAACCACTGCCCTTCGCGCTCGCGTTCTTTGCTAGTCGAGTACTGATCGTACAACGACCCGCGTTGAACCTTCGGCGCTTGCCCTACTTTTTCGCTTTCCATGTTTCCTTTTCTCCGTTTTCTCATTCGAGGTTAATCCCCGAATGTGATTTCGTTACATCGCAACCGTCGGAAGGTACTTGAACTCCGTCATGCTCATCGTGTAGCCCAACGTCGAATCCTTCGCCGCTTGCACGTTCAAGGGAAGCGTGACCGGCTGATTCAATTCGATGTTGGCGCGACCGTCGCCGAGCGTCGTGAGCGGGATATCCAAGGCCCAACCCGCGTTATTCTTCGTGATTACCCAGTCGATGGTCACGCTGGTGTTGTTGCGGACAGCTTGAATCGCGGCGACGGTCTCGAAGTACGCCGTGGCGCTTCCTCCGACCTCGAACATGCCGAGGTTAAGGCCGATGGCGCCGAGATTCGCGATGGCCTTCAGCGGCGTGACGTTGTTGCTGAGGTCAATGGTCAACTCCGTCAAGTACGCAAACAGCGCCGTCGGGAAGCTCGAAGTCGTGCTGACCGGAGCTACGCGGAGTCGGCTGAAGTCGCTCGACGTGTTGAAGGCATCCCGGTCCACAATCGACGGGCGCGTTCCCGCCTTCACGCCTTCGGCGGCGGTCCGTTGGGTGTGATCCTTACCGACGAAGCCCAGGTTGAGGACGATTTTGTCGGCCTGGGGAATGTTGATCGTCATCGAATTGGCCATCTGGCCCACGAGGTATTCGGCCTGGACCCCGCCGCCGGGGTTGCCCAAGGTTCGCTCCAGCTGCCAGTACTTCTTCGTGATATCCGAAGAGGCGGCGGCGTTGTTGATGCGGTGACCGAAGAAAATCCGAATCACGCGAGGCGTTCCCGCCGAGCCGGTTTCCGCCAGCATCGCCGCGTCCGTCTTGTCGAATTCGAGGTAAGTGGCCGCAATCGCGCGGATGCGGGCCCAACCGTTGTTCACGGACTGGAGCCACACGTTGGTCGCGCCGTCGCCGCCAATGTAAACCCAATCGCCCACCGCGAGGCCGAGCGTCGCGAAGCTGACGGAGCCGCTCGCGCGAACGAATCGCGGGAACGTCGAAGCCGTTACGTCCACGTCCACCGTACCCGCCGCGAATTGATAACCAACCGCCGTGAGCATCGCCGTCGCCGCCGGAGCGCCGTCGCTTACAAGCGTTTCCGAAACGGTGACCGCGCCGGAAGCGACGGTCGTGACGGTCTTGAGTCCGTTGTTCGTCGAGTCGGTGTTGTTCTCCGCGAGGACGAGATGATTCGCGATCAAGCCGAATCCATCGAGTCCGCTCGCCGCGCGATACTGCTTCGTGCCGGAGTCGATAGCGGAGAGCGTAACCGCCGCGCTATTGCGACCTTGCGACGTGGGCTTCTCAATCCAGTTTCGGACGAAGAAACCTTGAAGCAAGTAAATCATATTGTCTTGGGTGAAGTCGGTGTCGAAACCGCCGCTGGCGTCCAAGTCGGTGACGACGCCCTTCTTGCGCTGACGGTCGTCCGCGATAAACTCGCGGGCGACGGTGGCGATTTCACCCCCGAAGTCGGTGAAGCTGTTGGGCTCATAACCGCGCCAAACGTCGGAGCCGGACAATACGCCGAACGACGTTTCTTGCGTGATACGAAGCCCCACTACATTGCTGTCGATAGGCATGT